CAAACTGTAGCCAATAGTGAGTATGGTGCTGTTTACGTTGATGCTTCTGGATCATTTGTATTTCAAGACAGATCGGTAACTGTAGGATCTATCGGTGCTACACCGACAGTGTTTGCTGATGATGGCTCAGGCATTACATACGCTAATGCTATATGGAAGTTAGATGACACCCTTATCTTTAATAAATCAACAGTAACTAGATCAGGCGGTACGGCTCAGGTAGCCACTAACCAGGCTTCAATAGATAAATATTTCTTACACTCATACTTCCTAGATGGCCTACTTATGCAAACCGATGCTGTAGCCCTAGATTATGCTCGCGCTTACACTGCTTCCAGAGCCGAGACTTCTATTCGCTGCGATGCCGTAGAGCTTGATCTATACACAGATAACTACAATTCCGGCATTATTGCAGCCCTAGACTTAGACTTCTTTGATCCAATCACAGTAATTACTACTCAGCCAGGCGGATCTACGCTAGATAAGACCCTACAGATTTTTGGTGTAAACATGAACATAACACCAAATAGTTGGAAAACTACCTTTACAACACTAGAACCTGTCATAGATGGGTTTATAATAGGCAACGTAGATTACGGAGTCTTAGGACAAAACGTATTATCTTATTAAGGAGATATAATGGCAACAGGATTACCAGCCGTAACAGGCGATGTTTTAACAGCTGCAACCTTTAATGGTTTAGTAACCTTCACAGTAGGTACTGCCAACACCGCAGATTATACAGCTGTGCTTGCAGATTCCTACCAAGTATTAGAAATAATGAATAAGGCTACTGCTATTGCATTTAAGATTCCAACTGATGCATCAGTAGCATTCCCAGTAGGCACAGTATTAACTGTGTTAAATATTGGAGTAGGCGTTTGCACAATTAGCGCAGTTACATCTGGCACTACAACAATTTTAAGTGCTGGCACAGTTGCAGCTGCCCCAACGCTTGCACAGTACAAATCTGCTGCATGTATTAAAACAGCTGCTAACACTTGGTATGTAGTAGGTGCAATAGCCTAATGATTGGTAATTTAGTTTGTTCATTAAATATGGGTGTTGCCCCTGTAGTTGGTAAAGCTACTGGCGGTACTGTTACAACTGATGGCACTTACTTTTATAACACCTTTACTTCTAACGGAACATTCACGCCAACCCAAAACTTTACTGGTGATGTTATGCAAATTGGTGGCGGTGCATCAGGGGCCTCAGGTGGTGGTGGTTCGGGTGGTTTTAGGATTACAACTAGTATCTCATTTACAAATGGTAATGCTAAAACTGTAACCATTGGTGCTGGTGGTGCAGCAAAAACTTCATTAGGCGCAACTCAAGTTGGTAATAATGGTACTTCAACAGACTTTACTGGCAATTTTGGCACAGGTGCAGCAGGCGGTGGCGGCGGATTTACTGGTGCTGGTACTGGAGTTAGCGGCGCAAGTGGTGGCGGCGGCGGTTCAACTGATGCAGGCACTAGCGTTGGCGGTAGTGCAAACGCAGTAGATGGCACTGTTATTGGTAAAAATGGTGGTGGTAATGGCGGATTTACTGCCGCGCCATATACATCTGGCGGCGGCGGCGGCGCAGGTGCAAATGGTTCTAACGCATCATCATCAACACAATCAGGTGCAGGTGGTGTAGGTACAAGTGCTTACTCATCATGGGGCGCAGCAACTTCTACTGGAGAATTATCAGGCGGAACTTATTATTACGCAGGTGGCGGTGGTGGCGGAGTTTATACAACTTCCGCAACTGCTGGCGCAGGTGGACTTGGTGGCGGTGGATTAGGTGGAGTAGGAACTGTCACTGCAACAAGCGGTACTGCAAACACAGGCGGCGGCGGTGGTGGTACTGGAGTATCTGGTAACTCAGGCGCAGGTGGATCTGGTTTAGTTATTGTGAGGTATGCAGTATGAGCCATTGGGCAGAAGTTGATGAAAATAATATAGTTTTAAGAGTAACTGTTGGTGATAATAATGATCCAGCAGGTGATGAAGGCTATCAGTGGTTATTGGATAATCTAGGCGGTACTTGGATTAAGACAAGCTATAACTCAAGAATACGTGGCAATTATGCAGGGATAGGTTATATCTATCTTCCATTAGAAGATATTTTTATGCCGCCTAAATGCCATGATGAGGCTTTATTAAATGCACAAGCTGCTAAATGGGAATGTGAGAATGCAGATCATGACACAAACGCCCTGGCTTAGTGAAGCTGCTGATACTTTAAAAGATGCCGTTACTACCTGGTATCCAGATCGCCGCACTACCAATGATGGGTGGATTGGTGATGCTCGTCACAGTGCCCGCAAATCAGATCATAATCCAGACAGCACCGGATGCGTGCGAGCCATTGATATTGATTCTAGGCTGGATTCATCCGAAGGGCTCTCGGTTTATTTGGCTGACCAGATCAGAATCTGTGCGAAAACCGATAAGCGCATATCTTACGTAATACATAACGGCATGATCGCTAGCAAGATTCTTAATTTTAAGTGGCGTAAATATTCTGGATTTAACAAACACTTGAAACATGTCCATGTCAGCTTTACAAAGTTAGGCGATAAGGATGGCAGGCCGTTCGATATACCACTACTAGGAGGCAAGATATGAAAATCAGTAAAAAACAAAAAGCAATATTAAAGTCTTACGCACGTGGGGTATTGGTATCCTTTTTAACATTCTTAGCTAGTAATGAATTAGGTTTAGATCCTGCTATCTCTGTGATCGTTGCAGCTTTAGCCGGTCCAGCAGCTAGGGCTTTAGATGCATCAGATCCTGTTTATGGTATCGGTGCAGATGAAGCATGACACCGGGAGAATGGGCTGGCTTTGGAGCTGGCGTTATCGCTGTGCTGTCAAGCGTGCTAGTCGGATTACGTTTTATAGTTAAAGGCTGGCTTAATGAGTTGCGCCCTAATTCTGGCACATCGATTAAAGATGCAATTAACCGAATAGACGAAAGAAGTTCACGATTAGAGCAGCGTGTTGATGATCTGTTTTTAATAATGAATAAGCGACAATAATCACATGGCTAATACACGTAAGCGAAAGAAAATTAATAGGCGCGTGGTGCGTAAATCACCCGATCCTTTATCTAAGCTAGAAGTGTTTTATATAGCCAAGCATGAGATGTACAAAGCAGCACGTAAGGCTGGATTTAGTGAGCCCCTTGCATTGGCTTTAATGGATAGCCCATCTTCTATGCCCGATTGGGTAGTAGGCGAAGACGGCATTATCCCATCCATACCTACTCCAGAAGAAGGTGAAGATTAAGCGGGTAGCGTTTGTCAGTGATCTCCAAGTTCCCTTTTATAATGATGCAATAGTTAAATCCGTGGGCCGTTTCCTGGCTAAATGGAAAGCCCATCGCACAATTTGTATCGGTGATGAGATTGATCTACCACAATTAGGCGGTTTCAACGCTAACACTATTGATGAAATGGTTGGCAACATTCACGAAGATCGACAGCTGACCCAAGAAGTATTAAGTTATCTAGGCGTTACAGATGTGGTCGGCAGCAACCACGGCATTAGACTTTACAAATCTATTAAAAGACGATTACCAAGTTTTCTTAATTTACCTGAAATGCAATACGAACGATTCATGGGCTACGACAAGCTAGGCATTAAGTTTGCGCCACAGGGTATTGATTGGGCACCAGGTTGGATAGCAGTTCATGGCGACACTTTCCCTATGTCTCAAATACCTGGCCAAACGGCCTTAAATGGGGCTAGAAGGCATGGAAAGAGCGTAGTGTGTGGGCATACCCATAGATTAGGTCAAACGGCCTTTACAGAGGCATCTAGAGGCCAATTTGGGCGCACTGTATGGGGTGTCGAAGTCGGTTGTATGGTATCGTTAAGTTCAAGCGGTATGGCTTATACAAGGGGCTATGCCAACTGGCAGACAGGATTCGCAGTTGCCTATGTGCACGAGCGTAAAGTCCAAGTTGTTACTATTCCTGTCAATTCCGATGGCAGTTTTATATTTGAGGGCAAACTTTACAGATAATTCGTTATACAAACGTTATACAAACTACGCCCTAAATAATCCACAAAGTCGTACACAGGTGCAACACTATGCCTGTACCGCAAAGTTTGTGGACAGATAGGGCTATATGTTAAAAGAAATAGAACTAGATTACACAGTAAATACGCTAGTAAAACTAGCTAAAGATCAATGGGGCGATAATGCTCCTGAGTATTTAGCAGGTGCACTGGAAAGCGTTATTACTTACAAGCAAATGAAAACTTTAATCGATCAACTCAAATCTGAGGTGAAAATATGACATTACAAGAAGCTGGCCTGTTATGGGTTGCAATTATGGTTGCAATTATATGGGCTTATGGAATGTATGAAGATGCGAAGCAGCGGATGTATTGGATTGGCCGCAAGGATGGCTACGATATGCACCGCAGAATGATTCAGAATAAAATCGATGCCAACGACAACTGAGAAATTACTAGCTGATGTTGTCAGTACGATCCACGAACGTGGAGCGGTCTATGGTCATCCTTACTACAACCATAAGCGGATCAGTGAACTCTGGTCGGCATATCTCAACCATCCGGTTACGGCTAGTCAAGTCGCGTTATGTATGGCACTCGTCAAGGTGTCTCGGCTTAGTGAATCACCGAATCACGAGGACAGTATTAAAGACGGACTTGCTTACCTTTCGATATACAAATCAGTCTTGGATGCAGAAATGGACACCGCGTTCACCTGGGGGGCTGACTAATGTT